ATAAGTGCCGAATCTGGTGTTAAGGCAGGGTATCTTACTATCAATGATGGCAGGCAAATGACTGGGTGGGACCCAATACCTATGGGCGACCAGTTACTTCTCCCAATGAATTTATTCCCGACACCGGTTAAGGGGGAAAAAGCATTCACTAAGAGCTTTACCGAAGAGCACAAGGAAGCCTGGTGGCGGGCTTATGCCCAGAAAACCGAGGGACAAGAAAAGCCATTCAAATCAATTCTAAAGAAACTATTTGATGACCAGGCTGATGAGGTAGTGGGAAAACTTAATGGTGCTACTAAGCCCGAAGATGCTTTATTTAACGAAGATGAGGCAGTAAAAACCTTTGATAAGGTATTCAAGCCCCTTATTACTGATGTATTTGAGAGTGCTAGCGAAGAAGCCATGAAACAATTCCCATTAGATGCCGCAGCCTTGGCGTGGATTGCTAAAAGGTCATTGTCCCTTGCCAAGATGGTAAATGGGACTACTGAAGAGCAATTAAGGGCAGTTTTAGCCGAAGGCTTTGCCGAAGGCGAAAGCATCCCCAAACTAACAAGGCGGATAAGGGGATTCTACGAAAACGGTTATGAGTGGCGGGCACCTTTAGTAGCCAGAACAGAAGTAATTGCTGCCTCCAACGAGGGGGCATTGTGGCGATATGAACAGGAGGGGGTTGAAAAGTCAGAATTCTATGCTGCTCTAGATGAAAGAGCCTGTGATGAATGTATGGGTTATCATGGCAGCACTTATCCCACAGGGGATTGTCATGGAATGATACCAGTGCACCCGAATTGCAGATGCACTTTTATACCAGTCGTATGAGGAGGTTAAATTATGGCTGAAATGATTTATAAGGTCTTGGATGATTGCGAAGTCAAGAAGTTAACAGAAAGGGAATACGAATTCACTGCATCCACTTCAATTCAGGATAGGGACGGGGAGGTGATTGAAGCACTCGGCTGGGATTTGAAGAATTTCAAGAAGAATCCCGTCATTATGTATGCACATGATTACCGTAGCCTGCCCATAGGGAAAGCACCCCGGGTATGGGTTTCAGACGGTAAGCTAAAAAACACGGTTGAGTTCCCCCCTGAAGGCACTTATGAATTCGCCGACATTGTGGAGAGGCTTGTTGGAACCGGCTATCTCAAAACAGAATCGGTGGGCTTTATCCCTAAGAAGTGGGAAGACGGTGATGGGGAAAAGGCACCAAGGCGAACATATACCAAGCAAGAACTATTGGAAATTTCCATTGTGCCAGTGCCCTCAAACCCTGACGCCCTCCGTAATGCAGTAGATGAGGGGGTGATTACCACCAAGGAACTAGAAACCATAACCAAGCCTGAAGAGACAGATGATTTTATTCATATTCCAGTACGGGAATGCAATATTACTGCCACCATAGACATTTCCGAGAAAGAGGGCATTAAGGCCAAATATTGCGGTAAGGAAAAGCAAGTTGGCACTTATATGTTCGATAAGCGAGAGCCTTATAACTGGACTATGGCAAAGGCAAAGAAATGGGTGGAAGACCATAAAGGCGTGGATGAATCTGAAGGCGTAACCCTTGATAGGACCGTGGAAAAGATTGATGGAGGCGAACATCCCCAAGAGAGAGAAATTAGCCAAGCTGCACTTGGGGATGAGTTAGATTATCTTATCAAACTGATTGAAAGTGAAGGAATGAATGAGGAAGTCAAGGGAGATGCTTGGAAGTTAGTGGGAGAAATAATGCGTTTAACAGGTGACGACATACCTGATGACATACAAGCCAAAATCGGGGCTGTGCTGAATCAAAAGAATAAAGGGCGATTGAAGGATATCCAGAAATTGGCTCAAGAGATTTTGGATTCAGCCGAACACGAGGAAGAGCCGAAAGATGATAAATCCGAGGCAATTAAGCCTGAAATCACAATTGACCAAGTAATTGACATCGTGAAGGGTGTAGTTGCCGAAGTTGTTGCTAAGGCTCAGGGTAAAGTGTAACAAATCCGTTATATTGAGCCCGAAACCCTGCTTATGCGGGGTTTTTTTATATCCAAAATATAGGAGGAAAAACACATGGAACTTACAGCAGAAAAGATTGCTGAAATAGCGGCTCAAGCCGCTGGTGAAGTAGTTGAAAAATTAAAAGAACCAGACAAGAAGGTTATTCCCGTTAGTGACCCGGAGGACAGGCTGGTTGATGACCCTACAGGTGGATTCAAGTCACTAGGGCATTTTGCTTCTGATGTGGTGAAGGCCGATACTGGTCATGGCGTTAGTGAGACACTGAGGACATGGGGGGATGCAGTTAGGAAAGTAGCCGGCCATATGTCTGAGGGTGACTTAGCTCAGGGCGGATATTTGGTTCCCGAGGAATTTGGGGGCAAAGTAGACAGGACAGCTCTTGAATTGGCTATAGTCAAACCCAGGGCAAGGGTTTATCCGATGAAATCTAACAGGATAACTTTTGCTGCTGATGTGGATTATGACCATTCAACCAATTACTGGGGCGGAATCACCATATACCGAACTGGCGAGGCAGTAGCAAAGACTGTCTCCAAACCGACTTATGAAAGGATTGCCCTGACACTTCACAAACTAACCGGCCTTGTCTATGTCTCAGATGAACTACTTGAGGATTCGGTAGTTGCATTAGAGGCGGAGTTGACAAGGAAATTCGGTGGAGCTATCGCTTTTGTTCAGGATGATGATTTCCTGAATGGAACGGGCGTGAACATGGCTCTTGGTGCGTTGGCGGCGGCTAATCCTTGTCTCATAGTCCAGGCTGCGGTAGGTGGGCAGGGTGCTAATACCATAATCGCCGAGAATATTCGGGATATGTGGTCACGGCTATATCCCGCTGGGCAGATGAATTCGGTCTGGGTAGCCAACATTGAAACCTTCCCACAACTATTCGGGATGGCAATGGCGGTAGGCGCCGGTGGCGTTCCAGTTTGGTTGCCTGCTGGTGGCATGAGCGGCTCCCCTTATCAGTCCTTGATGGGTAGACCGTTAATCTACACAGAGAAATGTCAGGCTCTAGGAACGGCTGGGGACATAGCCCTTTGCGACTTTAGCCAATATGCAATCGGGGAGAAAGGCGGAGTCAAAATGGCATCGTCAATTCATATCAAATTTGTTGAGGATGAGACGGCATTCCGCTTCGTTTTGAGATATGACGGACAGCCGACCTGGACTTCTGACCTGACCCCAAGAAGGGGCGCAAACACCCTTGGCCCATTTGTCGTGCTCCACTCAACTAGAACATAGGTCTAAATAAACATAGGAGGAAACAAAATGCCTAGATTCACACAATCACATGGGATAGTCCCTGTCATAATACCGTTGGTGGACAACTACAACACCATAACCGCTGCCGAAGAGTCAATTGATATGGCTCTTTACAACCATGTCACCTTCATCTTCTTATTCTCGGCTTCTATGGCAGGTGATTTAGGTGTCCTAACCATGTCAGCAGGATTAACCAATGGCGCTGCGGGTGCTAACGCACCCTTTAGCTACAGATTCGGAAGCGCAGCTTGCCTGGTGGCAACGGCGGATACTTTGACTGCTCCGGTAAGGGCGGCAACCCTTACCATGACCACTGCTCTTTGCCAGAGTAAAGTAATGACGATAGAACTTGATGCCCAGGATTTGAATATCGCTGGTGTGCAATACCGCTACGTTACCCCCGCTTATGATGATGCGGGTACTGCTGGCATATTCTCCTGCGTTGCTATCCTGTCTGAGCCAAGGTATGCAGAGGATGTAATGCTGACGGTCATTTAGGAGATAGATGACTATACCAAAGACTAAAAAAGGGGAAAAGGGGAGCAAGTCGCTCCCCTTCCCTCCCAAAGACAAAATGATACAATCCGCCCCCAACAGGAAATGCCCTAATTGTGGGCATGAGTGCTTCTCATCGTGTTGTCCTAGATGCAGGCGGATAACGGGAATCCTCAGATAGAGGGGGAACGTAAGACCCTTTCTGTAACTCGATAAATAAAATTTGGAGGTAATACTATGGCGAATTTATTACATGGTAAAGCAATACGCCAACTGATACTTGGGATAAAGGTAGACCGTGCAGCACAGAACATAGCTATAACGGCAACTCCCGGCCTCCCCGTGTTCGATGTACATGGACTTTGTTTGGTGACAGGTTTGCTTGGAGTATGTACTACGACTCATGGCGGTGTAGCTAATACGATGTCTTTTGAGTTCAACCCAGACCTTGCCGCCGGTGCGAATTCTGCTATCACAGCAACAACCGATCTTGGCACTGCTTCAGTGGCAGGGGATGTTGCCGTGGTGGTTGGAGCACCTGCTACCGGCCCACTTGGTGGCCATGTAGCTGTAAATGTGTTGGGGTCAACAAGTGGCAAAGGCATTGTCCTGAATGATGGTGTAATCGGCCTGGTTGCTACAGCAGCTAATGGTGCATGGCGCTGGATACTTTTCTATCACCCGATTGATGATGGTGCTTGGATTGATGCTGTGTAGAGTTAGAAAAGGCGGGGCTAAATACCCCGCCTTCTTCGGGAGGTAAATATGACTGTTTTTAACGAAGCCTATCTATTGGAACATTGCATTGAGAAATCAGATGGAGCCTGTCTTAATGGTCAGGATAACTTATTTGTTATAACTGGCGGACCTATTCTGGTTACTGAATTTGTGGGTATTGTAACGACTGTAATTGGAGACAATGTTGCTACTTGTCACATTGATTTAACCGTTACTGAACCTGCGGCAGATGTAGCCCTTTCTACAGATGTGGCGATTACTTCTGATGCGGCGGGCACATCTTATATATTCTCTATTGCTGACCCCGCAGTTCTCACCCCAGTCGCAGCGGGAGTAGACCAGGTAATTCCAAGGATAGCATGGCTATGCCCCATTGGAACTATCAAAGCTCATTGTTCGGCAGCGAACACAGGCAATATCAAGTGGTATATGGTTTTCAAACCGCTATCCCCCAATAGCCTAGTAGTTGTCGCAGCATAGGGAGGGTTATGATGCCGGCAGGTGATGAAATCTTAGGGTTGATAAAGGCAATACAAGAACAGCAACCAATCAAAAGAACTAATTGTCCTGTATGCGAATGGCCCTTAGAAGAACATGAAACCAAGGGGCTTCATTGCCCCTGTTGTGGCTGGACTGAAGGGTTAAGTAAGAGGTAAATAATGGCTAAGGGCAATAATCAATTGGCCTAATACCGGGCTGGACTAGAACGATTAGCCCGAGCGAATACATATACAGAATATCCAAAAGATTAGGAAGGTAGAATAATTATGCCACTAATCACCACCAAGGATTTTTGTGTCAAAGAAAAAGCTAAAACTGCCATCTTTGGTATCCCCTTTAGTGTGGAACTAGCCCTTGCTTTATCCTCTCTTATTAAGTGTAGACAATGTGAGCGTTGTGAAAGGGAAGAAAAGAGGGTTTTTATTGCCCAAGAGGATATAGACAGGATAGCAGTTTACATCAACTCTACACCAGAAGTAATTAGGGGCATGATGCACATTAAAGACGAACGTATGGTCATGCCCTGCCCATTTTATAAGAACGGGTGCAGTATTCAGCCTGTGAAACCTGTAACCTGCAAGATATTCCCGATGTTTCAATATCCCGATGGTAGACTGGCTATCAGTCTGAAGTGTCAGGCAGCAGTAGATTTACATAATCTTTTATCAATGGAGAAGTTATAGTTCTTCTGGGTGGTCTTTCACTTTCCCAAAATCATTCAAGCCAAGTTCCTCGGCTATTGACATTGCCAGCAATATTCTGGTTGCCCCATCATCCATTTCCTGTTGTATTTCTGGGGTAAGGTGGAACTCATGACGATGGGGATAGCCAAGGCAATAGTAATATTTAGTATCATCCGTAACCTTATTATCATCCATAACTTTATTATACCACATAGTTTGTCAATGGAGAAACTTTAATGCCCCCACTAAGAGGAATTGATTTAACTGAAGGCATAAAGATTTTACATAACCACAGGGATGATGTATTTCTCCCCGAGTCTGCCTGCATAGCTGGTGTTGGCGAGACATTAGAAGAGTTTAACGCAAAAATCACCAGATTAGTCCAGACACAATATGAGTATAGCTGGTCACTCAAAGACCCTAGCTGGGAAGGTGATTTGGGCAGAATTGGATTAAAACCTCCAGTGTTATTGCCCAATGAGCGGATAGAGAAAATTAAGGGAACTGAATACTACATCGTTACTGAGATGTTTGTAGCTATCCACTTTGACTCCTATCAGCCATTAAGTTGGCCTCCTAAGATTATGTGTTCCAATGAACCGATAGAAGGTGAGTGGTGGCTATAGAATTCTTCAGTGGCTTTGAAACAGGTGATTTTGGTGAGTGGCCTAATGTTATTGGGTCGCCTGCTATAGACGATGGGACGCTCCTAACCCCCCATACTGGCGACTATCACATGAGGTCTAATACCTCAGAGGCTACTGCTTATATTTATGAGAGTACTACCCGTCACAATCAACTAAGTGTCTATGTTTATTTTCATGCGATAGATGGCGATGAAGACATGGAGTTTCTGGGGTATGGTATTTCAGGAGGTTCTTGTCATTTAGAGTTGACAACGGATAGGTATATTAAGTTATACAGTGACGCATCACAGTTGGATGGTACGGGCAGTACACAGTTGGATTTAGATACATGGTATCGCATTTCATTTGCTGGTGATGGGAATGTGGGTGGTAATGTCAAGGTGTTTTTGAATGGCAGTGAAGAGTTGAGTGTAACTATTACTGGACTTGGAAATGCCTCGATAGTTTCCTTTGTAGGTATAAATAACGCTGCAACTGTAGACTTTTACTACAATAATGTGGTACTTGGAACCGCCAGTGATTTAAGTGACCTCGGTGACATCCAAGTATTAAGGGCAAGCCCTAATGAAGCTGGACAATATGCAACCTTTGATACAGTAGTTCCTGCCCAAGCGGTGCACTATACAGTTGTTGATGAAGTCCCAGCCAGCGATGACGATTATGTCCAAATGGCTGGCTCAGGTTTGGGTCGAGAATGTCATAACCTCCAAGACCTTGCAGACATAGGCGGTAGCGGCACGGTTCAGGCTGTCAAAACACTACTCAGGTGGAAAACTGCTGGTGGAACTGCCTATGACATTCTAGTTAGGGATAATGCCACCGATTATACAACAAGAGTTGCCAATGGCAAGGCTTATGCCTGGACACCTAAACTCTATGTTGCCAGACCCAGTGGGGGGGCTTGGGATGAGGCTTCCTTCAATGCCTTCCAATCTGGCGGTCAATGTCAAGACGGCAAGGATATGTATATATCCTGTGTCCATGTCATGGTGGCTTTTACACCAGAAGAAGGACCGCCACCGGCAGGTCAACCATATACCAGTAGGGTTCAAGGAGTTCAAGGAATGCGTTCGTGGGGAGGCTTTTAGAAAATGGCTAGTTATTTCCCAATGGTGAAAAACACAGCACAGAGAATAGTATTTCCTATCCTTGATGCTGATGGCGACCCTGTAACTGGTGCTGCCTCCGATACTCCAGATAGTGAATATAGTCTTGATGGCGCTTCCTTTGTTGATATTACCGATGAAATCCATGAAATAGCTACCGCCTCGGGTGTTTATTATCTAGACCTCGCTCAGGGCGAAACCAATGGCGATGTGGTCTGTATTCAGATTAAGACGGCTACTGCTACCACCAAGACAACTGTGTTGGTATTCTACACAGGTGCACAAAGTCTTAATATTATTGACGGTGTGGTGGATGCTATAAATGCCAAATTACCCGAAGCCCAAAAGGGGTAAAATATTTAACTCCCCACTTTACACGCCTAATAAGGCGTTTTTTATTATCCAAAACATAGGAGGAAAAAGAAATGGCAGTAGGAACTTATAAAAACGGAGTATCAATCATATATACCTACCAGGCTGTTGGTTGTGCAACTGGGAAAACTATCGACTCGGTTGTCTATGATGAGGCACATGCTGATAGTGGTCTAGGTGGAACCTTAGCTGAGATAGGTGCTACAGGAAGGTACTGGAAGGCCTTTACGCCGGATGCCGAA